TACAAAGCCAGTTTAAAAGAATTTCCGCCCGAAGCCAAAAAGTTATGTTTTGCTTCTAAAAGCTCCTTTTTAAAGCTAGTTGTAAGTGTTGATGATATTGCCATAATTATAGTTTCCTAATTAAATCAGCAGCTTCTTTTAAACCTGCTTTTTCTAATTGATTATTAATTGTAATCCTATCAGATTTTATAGCATTTTGCATATATTGTTCAATAACTTTTTCAATATTGTCTTTGTACTGATTGACCTGATTTTTTACTTGATCAGGAGCATCATCGCTTACAGCAACAATTCTTTCTATGCATCTCTTTGCCCAAAATTCAACAGGGTGTCCACCTCCGCTAGTGGTGTGAACCTCTATACTTCCTAAAGCGGTTAAAGTTGTATCCTCAATCATTCTACCACTCCTTTGGTTCTACTGGGTTAGTTTTATCATCGTGCCGACCAATTAATTGTGGCTCAATGGGAGTCTTGTTTACGGATAGCTCGCTCATTTTTTTTACTATCATTTTTTTTCCGTCCATTAATGGAACCAATGGGTCTTTGAGTCTATGGTAGCCATACAGTTTTTCACGAGTTTCTACACAGGTATCTAATAATGTTGATGACCCAGCAACACCAACCTGTATGTCTGCATGCATGCACTTAGACAGCCAGAACTCTACACAAGCTCTGCCAGATTCTGCAAAATGCAAATTACCTTTGTAAGTAAAATCTACGCCATATATCTTTAATGTTCCAACCTTATTCCATAAAGCAAAAGCAATAGCATAAGCCACGGTGTTATTAAGGTAGCAACAGTTTAAGTCAGCAACGATTTCATCAATCGGATACAGAACCAAGTTTTTTGCTCGCTCATCAAGCTCGCATGTGTATATGGGTTTGTTGCCCGTTGTTAGCATTCTTTTCATGCCTGTGGTTTGTCCGCCAGCATCATCGGTGTCCAAGAACCTAGATGGTGGGTCCATCATGAATGTTCTATCGTGATGTATAACTGAGCCTACAGCGTTTATGCCCCAGACTTCGTCAAAGTTATCGCCATGTGATGCGGCTAAGTTATAGTCAAACCAGCTTCGACCCAAGCCAACAATGGCTACAGTCTTGCCTTCAAGTTTTTTTATTGGTTTCATTTTTCTCCTCTCAAAAAGAAAATTAAGTTACATTAATTCTAAGCGAATCATACCTCATTTCGTCTCTTGTATCTCTGCCTTCACCTAGATTTTTCAACCTGCCTAGCGACTCTTTAAACTTAGATTCTAATATGCCGATTTCTGCTTGAGGCAGTTTTAAAAATATTGCACCTTCAACCAAACAACCGTATAGAAGCGTGTCAGGTGCTTCGGTTGATAGGTATGTTGTGTTACTTACTCCATTGTAATCAACGGTAGCATTGGTTATAGACTTTGGTCTAGCCAAATAATGCAACTCCATGTCATAAGCTTGATCAGGCACTGGAGAAACTTCAAAGCTTGATTGATCAAAAATAGAATAATACTTTGGCTTTCCTGTAGCAGACGTACTTGAAGAATACTCTTTAATAAAAGAATTATGTTTAAAGTCTAGGTAAGTATAGTTTCCACCATCAATAACGGCTAAAGAAAAACTACCAAGCCAATCAGCGGGGGTGTTTAAAAATCTTTGACTTGCAGTTACATTTCCTGAAACATTTTTTCTTTGATCTGGTAGCTGAACCACTTTAAATATTCGCTCTTCTCCTTGAGTAATAAATGTATCTAACTGGCTCACAAAGGTTGTTTCATCACTCTGAAGATAATCCTGAATGGCTGTTTTTAATGTTGTTAGTGTAAAGCTCATAATTAAACCGTATTGATTTGACCGCCCATGCCTGAGTGATTGGTACAATAATAATACAATGTTGGAGCCGATGATGCTACTTCTATTTGAGTGTAAGAACCTGATGATCCCGGAGTTCCATTAGTTGTTACACCAGTTGTGTACTCTGAGCCACCACCATGTGTACCATCGGATGTTGTTGAAAGTCTAAGTGGATGGCTACTATTACTGCTATCTGCCTGATCAAATTTATATGTTTGACCTTCAGTTAAACTTAAAGTTGCTGCCCTAGAACCATCTATATAAAAATAATTTGCTCCAGAATAGCTAGCAACTGTAACTGTATATGTTGTTGGGCTTGGAGTTGGGGTTGGACTAGGACTTGGTGAAGGAGATGGCGTTGATCCAGTAGCACCCGTTATTGTAATCGTGCCAAGAGCAGAGCTTAAAGCACTAGGAATTGTAAGTGCTGTTCCTATTATGCCTAAATCCCAATTTGTATAAACTGTAAAATTCCTTGGTACTACGCTTGTATCAACTCTTGGGTCTTTAATAGCTTCTGGGTCTACTATCCTCGTTTTTCTATCCAACTGTGGATGCTTTGGCTCGAAACATTCTGGACATGTTTTATAGCCATTCCACTCTTTTCTTAAGTCTTTTAGACCGTATCTAAAACCGCACCTGTCGCAGATACCGTAAGCATTTTTCTGCGAAGCAAAAGCCATTATGCGTGGTCGTAAGCCCTTAGATCAGGGGTTGCCCTAAATGATGCTCTGTCTTCATCTTGACTTAAAGCTCTTTCAAATTCTTCTTCGTATAACTGCTTGAGCATGCCCGTTCTTTCAGGAGACTTTTTTAAAGACAGATAATAAGCCAACCCAGCACTTAAGCATGGATAGAACCTAAAAGGCATTTGCAAAGTATCGGTTGAAGCGTCTACATCATCCATACGCATCAGTCTGTTTACATAAAGAACATCTGTTGAGTTTTCAGGCGTATTGTAAAGGAATATGGTTGGGCTTATTTGTTTGTCTACAAAATATTGAGACGGTCTGCCCTGTGCTGTTTTATCAGGCACAGCTGCATACTCGCTCCTTGATATTTGATTCATTTGTAAATCACTTGGCGTGCCGTTGGTTGTTCTTCTGACGAACGCATCTAGCACATCAATCACAGCCGTTGGATTGGTTGAATCCAAGCTGTATGAACTTGTGCCTTGTGTTAGAGCGATAGATGTTTGTGAAATAGTCCACTGGTTAAGACCACGGTTAGCCCACTCAGCCAACAAAAGATTTAAACTGCGTTTTGCAGTTTTAAGATCGTATGCCGTTCGTAGCTCAAGACCGCATCTTTCGAATGCTTCTTCTATGTATTCAGCTACATCTAGCTCAAAATTTTTAGAGCCTGAAACTGCCATATTATTTTACTATCTCAGCACCCTGTCTCTGTCTTCTGTTGTTTGATGCACCTGCACAAACACCGCCACCAGCTTTGTACGAATTTAAAGTTCCGCCACCTTTCATTCCCGGTGGTATTTGTGGCATTGACGAGGGCATTGCTGGGGATGTTTCTGTTGGTCTATCTTTTCCGATTGGCTCTGCAAACTTTTTAAATTTCTTTTTTTTCTTCTTTGCTGGTTTAAAACCAGATATAACTCTTGTCTTTGAGTCAGTAGGCTCTAAAGGACCCTTGCCAGCTTTTCCTCTAGGCAATTTAGGATCGATAGCTTCAGTTCTAGGTTTAAGTTTTTTAAACATATATTTAGGTCTAGGCAGAGGTTTAGTTGAAGGTGGTCTTTCCCTTGCTGGCATTGCCTGTGGTTTAATTTTTTTAAAAATAGCCATTGTAAACTCCTGTGTTTAAATTTAGCCAATTAAGGCTAATGTTTATGATACCTTATTTTTTGTTTTTTTTGCAAAAGTTTTAACATTAGTTGGCTTTCCGCCAACACCTTGTTTCTTTGATCTCTTTCTTGTAACTGCTGATTTAATTTGTGATTTACTCATTGCCTGTGCTTTGGACTTAGGAACACACTTGGGATATTTTCTTTTTGATCCTGTTGTGGACTTTCTTCCACACTTTTTAAATCCACCGCCTTTTTTGGGTGAGCCTATGTCTACCCAGTCTTCTTTAAACCACCGCCTTAATCCGCCTGCTGGTTTAGCCATTTACTTGCCTCTTTGTGACATAGCCCGTTTCTTTGCAGGCTTGTTCAAATCTCCGTAATGAAAAACAGGCTTGCTTGTTTTTGTATGATTTTTATTGGTATGTAATTTACCATTAGGCATTTTATGATAAGAGCCATTCCAGACCGTGCCATCTTTCAAGTAATGTTTAGAATTCATGCCCATAATTTAACCTCTCATCTTAGTTTTCTTTCTGCGATTATTCATAACCGCACCACAACCACGGGCAATAAAACTTTTAACGCCCGCACCTTTCTTAACTGTGCCTCCCTCAAACATAAAACCCATCTCGTTGCGTACTTGTTTTGGTAACTTGGGTAACCCCTTGTTGCCTTTGGGTATTTCTTTTAAGCTTTTTTCCATAATGCCTCCGTTGGCTTTGTATTGACCGCCCATTTTTTTATATTCTTTAACCATGTAGGCATTTGCATAAGCTGATGGATAAACATCAAACTTAGCTTTTGCTTTGGATTTAGCCTTACTATAAAGGCTAGGATTTTTTACGTTGTCTGGTATAGCCATTAGCATTTCCACCTTTTTCTTGCTTGCCTAATTCTTGAATTAGGGTCGTTTCTTGTTTTAGCAGAGCTTTTCTTTAGTTGACCTAAAGACCTTGCACAATAAGACTTTCTTCTTTTTGCGGCTTTGCTTCCTTTTTTAACTTTGCCTGTTACAGCCGTCTTTAACTTAGAGCCGGGATTAGCTTTGCGATAAGCGGCTACACCCTTTTTAGTCATTCCTGCTCCACTTTTTGTCGAGCGATAGTTGGCACCTTTGCCTTTAGTTGTTTTTGATATGGGCTTTGACTTTACTTTTGTTGCCATGTCTAAAAGAGTAGCAATGCCGAAACATTGCTACATAAAATACTAGCCATAGTTTTTAATAAGCGTTAGAACTATGATATAAGAATCACCAGTGCTAGCACCTGCGGTAGTAAGGTTGATGTCGCCAGTTTTACCAGTCCCTGCTATATTTACTATCCCACTGAACTCTGTAAAATCTTCTGAGTCTGCATAGTTTGCATTTAAGTCCCAGCAAATAGCGTCAGTTGTTGCATCCCATAAAAGTTTTACACTCATGCCAAAAGTTGAGTAACAAATTTTTGCAAGGCGTACTCCTGTACATGCTTGCCCGTTGCTACTAGGATTTAAAGCACTAACATCTACTTTGGTAACCGCTGCTTCGCCTGTACCATCTGATGTATTAGTAAGTTGGATTACAGTCACCCTATCGCTATCTACTAAAGTTGTTGAAGTTACTGCGTCTGCCATAAATTACTCCTTAAGAAGCTACATCGTAGCCGATTATCTCTATCATAAAACGACCAGCAGTGTAAGCAGCATCGCCTGTACCTTGACTTACTAAGTACAAGTATTGATCAGCAACGATATCGCCACCAGCAACCATTGTACCCGCAGATGCAGTACCAGCGTTGATGACTTGAGTTTCTGTTAAAGCTCCGATTCCTGTGTCGTTAACACCTGTACCTTCTGTAGCTGAGTATAGGTCTATATCTGCACTTCCTCCAGCTGGAGTTTCTACACATGTCATTTTCACACCAAAAACAACACCTTGGTTAGCTGTTGTAACCTGTGCTATATATGCAACACCTGCACCGTCTTTACCGATAATATCACCTGCTGTTCCACCATCTTTTAACCCCGTTAGGTCAATCATAATAGTAGATTTTACAATGTTTACATTAGTGTCAACATCACTTTTTAGTCTCTCGACTTGAGTAATGTATACTGCTGCTGTGCCTTCAATACCAGCACTTGCTACAGCCTCGACTGCAATTTCAGAACCACTAGTTACAGTAATTACACCAGTAGTAGCGTTTTCTGATATAGTTTGAAAACCATTTTTTGAGCGGACTGGTCCGCTAAAAGTTGAATTTGCCATAATTTCCTCCTAGGAAATAAGTTCTATTGTCTCGGCTTGTCTGCTAGGTCAGTCGATAGAACAAGTTAATAATTCCTAGTCTTTTGATTGTATATCAGTTTAATAAAAAAATCCAAAAAAAGGGAGCCGAAGCTCCCTTTATGGTTCTTAAGAAACTTAAGCTCCTTGTGATCCGAAAACACCACGCCAGTTAGAGACACCAAATGAGTATCTTTCTCTAGCTCTGTATCTAATGTTACCTGTTGAGAATTCAGGTTCCATTGTGGTTTCCATTCCTGTTCTTTGGAACATTTTTAAACCTTCACCGTCAGCGTTTACTGAAGTCATAATGAAATATGCGTCAGGATCGTTGAGGTAATGGTTAACTGAAAAACCGTTTGGTACAGATGATTGATTTCTAATTGAGTTGATGTCGTTATCAGAAGTTCCTACTCTACCCGGAGTATTTAATAGCCTATCAGCTACAAATGTGAGTTGAGGTGGAACAATCAATTTATCAGGTCTTACTGCAATAGTAAGATTTCTGTCATCAACAAAAGTTGAGATATCAATTATGTTATCTTCCAAAGAAGTTTCGTTCAAGTCAGCCATTGTTGTTGCTCTGTTAGCAGCTGAACCACCACCCGCAAGCGGATGAGCAGTAGAAATCAATGTTTGACCATCGCCAATAGTGAAATTAGCATCAAACGCATTGTTTAATACATTAGCACCTTTTACTTCTTTAGTGTGTTGCATGGATCGAGCCAAGGCTTTTGTATACCTTCTGCCTAATTGGTCATACAAGTTATCTTCGATTGCTTCTTCAGTTAATGCAAAAGCAAGAGCCACAGTTTCGTGTGTATATCTTGCAGTATAGCCTTCTGAAGCATTATCAAAGTTAACGCCTGCACCCTCTTCCTTGACAGGAGCAGCACCAAATCCAACAACTAGTACCTCTTCTTCAAAGGCTCTTTCAGAGTCTTCAACAGAATAGAGTTCTTGATACTCGCTATTGTATTCGTCATATTCTAGTCCAAATAAAGCATTTAGACCCGGTTCTAGTTCTTTCGCAAGTTGCGATCTACTTATAGCCATTTGTCACCTACCTTATGCTAGACCTGCGGATTTAACGCCACAGATATGATTTTGAATTACGCATAATACGTTAGTATTAGCACTTGATACATCTTCGTTGTCAGGGTCTTGAGAAATGTCAATAGCCTTCAAAGGAAGAGTTGTTGCAGTCGCACCTGTGGTGACATCTAGTTCTAGTCCAGAAATACCTGTATAGGTGCTTCCTGAGTTAGTGTCAACAATATCAAAGTTTCCAAACAGATCAGCCACTGGGAAAGTGTCGTCTGCCTGAACCTCAAATATGGTTTCAGGGTCGTCTACGATAAAAGCAATTAAGTCTGAAGCGTTCGTGCTTGCAGGATAATAGTTGCTAAATATCTGCTCGGATGATGTTGGGTCTGTGTACATACAGCCATTAAAAACTCCTACAACTGGAACACTACTGCTTGCAGCAGCTCTTTCAATGGTTCCGCCCGTGACTTGTTTCACGATGTCGCCTTGAAAGATAGAAGTTCCGTAGTTTGCAGCAATTCTATAACGGCTCTGTCCGCCTGAATAGGGTGAGCCACCCATCATTCTTACAGGTTTCAGACCAAATGAAGCGTCTTTATTCGCCATGTTAGTTACCTACCTTTTTTTTCCAAATGATACATTCGATTTTCTATCGGATGAATACTTCACATACTTGTTATTGCCTTGAACTTCAGTGAACATTGTATTATCAAGAGCTTGGTTCTGTTGAACGTTTCTGTTCTTGTAATGCTCGTTCCGTTCTTTGACAGTTTCTGCTGGTATTTTAGCCAATATCAAACCACCTACGCTTATGACACCTGCATGTCGTCCATGTTCGATTGTAGGTAAAGGGAAGTCAGGCATTTCGTCCTGTCGGACAAACTCCCATCCTTCTCTCATTCGGGCAGAAACATTGTTCCTGTCCTCTACTCCTACATACTCTGCCCTAATCCATCGGTATTTATAACCTTCGGGTGCGGGTGGAGTCTCTAACATCCTTGCAGGTTGCCAAGGCTTTCTTCTAGCAGTTTTATCGTGTTGCTCTTCATCACGAGATGTGCGGGTTACTTCGTCTATTGCATCTATGTCCATCATTTTGCTCCTTCTATTTTAATCATCTCTTTACCTACACGCTTGAGCCACTCTTGGTTACTCATGCCATAAGGCTTTAAGTTGCTTTTAACAGAAGCATGGTTAGAATTAATCCTAAGTCCGCTTCTCTTCCCTTGTGCTGTTTGACGGCTTCCTGAGGAAGCTGAGGCTACTCTCTGCACAGATGAGTTTGCTTCTTTGCTGTCTCTTGGTTTATCCATTTCAGGATAGACCGTTTTTAATCTGTTGTCCAACTCTTCATAGTATTCTTCGCTTGAACCATCATAACCTTCGTTCTGAAGGTCTTCATGAATTCCCATGGCAGTGTAAGTTTTTACTCTGTCCTTTTGGAACCAATCGTTCTGGTCCGCCCAAGCCAACGCTTTAGAGTCGGGCTTAGGATTATCATACACTGAAGATTGGTTTTTTGGAACAGGTTGTTGTACAACTTGTTCTGATTGAAAATGTTGCTGTTCTTGTTGCATTTTTGCTAAACGAACTCTCTCTTCTTCAAGAGATACTTTGTTTAACAGCTCAACGCTTTTTAACTCAAGATCAGGATCGTTGGTCTCTCTTGCTTTTTTATACAAGTCTTCTGCTTGTTGCCTTTGAGACTTTACACGGCTTTCATACTCATCCGTGTAATTTTTGTCCAAAGCAGTAGCTTTGCTTTTAACTGTGTTGTAATCACTTGCTAGTGAGTAATACTTTGTTTCAGCTTGGGTTGCTCTGTCTTCAGCCATACGAACTCGTTCGTTTAGCTTGTTAATTCGTTTGCTTACACCACGGGTGTATTTGTCAAGTTCATCCTCACTGCCTGAGTCAGAGGAGGCATCTTGATCTACAACAACTTCTACCGAATCGGTAGCTTCTTGCGTATTATCAAGTTGAACCTGAATGTCTTCGTTAGTTTCTTCAATCATATATTTCTCCTATGCTGAAACGATGTCATCAGGGTTAAGGATTGTAGCAATGACTTCATCATCATTAATGATTCTGACCTCGCTATCATCCGCTAATTTAAACCTTGAGCCTGCATATCTACCTATGAGTACCCATTGTCCTTTCACGCACCAATGCCTTTGATCTTTAAATCTTTTGACATCTTGGTAACAGTCTGGACCCATGGCAACCACATAAGCAACAACAGTCGCTAAGGTTTCCTTTTCTATGGTTTCCTTAGTAAGCAAAATGCCACCATCGGTGACACCTTTACCCTTATAAGGCAAAACCAAAATACGCCAACCAGTTGGTTGAGGCATTCTTTCGATGACGCTTTTATCAATCAAAGTAGGGTCTAAAACCCTTTCATCTTCTTTGACAAAAGCCTCTTCTAAGTTAATTAAATCTTCTTCTTTTTTAGCTGAAGCTTTCTTATTCATCGACAATATCTCCCTCGTCATGTAAGTGTTCTTTTATCTTATCATGAATATAGGAAATTGCTGAAATTTCTCCCATTAAAAATTGATAATTTTCCATGTCTTTTACCCCACCAGACATGACAATATCGCTAACTTGCTCCTCTCTGCTTTTTAAATCTCTTCGGAGAGCATGAATAAAATCATACTTGTCCATGACTTAATAAATGCCACTAAAGTTATTGCCTCTTAAAGCTGCACCTTTGCCTCTGCTTTTTCCTTTACCATAGCCGGGTTTGATTGCCTCTACCTTGACTTTCTTTGGCTGAGACAGTGGAATGCTTCCTTGACCTTTTATATTTAGGGAAGTTTTTACTTTCATCGTTTTCTCCTTGGTTATTAATTATGTGCATTAAACACGTTTTCTTTTTGCCTTTGCTGTTCTGGCAAAAGACCTATTTTTCCCTTGGTCTAACATTTTAAGATTTCTTAAACTGTTATTTAAGGGATTGTTATCTAAGTGAGCTACATCTTTGCCGTCACCAATTGTAGCACGACCAGCTTTTACCATTTCGGCTCTTGCTTTGTTTCGAGCTGCTCTCCTAGCTTTTTGTTTTGGCGAGCTGTGATAGTTTTCGTATTCTTGTTTGTAGTCTCTACCCACTTATTTTTTTTTTGCAACTTTCTTTTTCTTTGCAACTGGTTTGGCTTTAGCTTTAGGCTTTGGTTTTTCTTTAACCACTTTCTCAACAACCGCTTCAACTTCAGCCATTTGCTCTGGCTCAAGTATTTCTACGTTGCTAATTAATGCCTCAGCATTTGCTGTTTTTTGTTTCTCAAGAGCTTTTTTTTCTTTTATTTGTTCTTGTATTTTTCTGTTGATTGAACTTGTCATTTATTCATCCTCGCTTGTAGGTCAATTAGTTTTAACTCAGCTTGTTGCTTAAGTCTGTCTTTTGCAATGTCATTTTTGTCTGATGCATTCATTGCTTGTTGATCTGCTTTTTGTTTTTGTAATTGTAGTTCAGCAGATTTTTCCATTGCATCCTGTTGCTCTTTAGAAGAGAATTGTTGGTTTTTCATTTCAATCTCTTTGTCACGCAATCCAAGCTCTTGTTGCCTAATAGCAACCAGTGGGTCTTGTTGTGCTGGAGGTTGAATTGAAGATAAGAATTGACTTGATAGCTGTGCCAGTATTGGAGAGCTAATGCCCTCAATCATTGACTGCACTTGTTGCTGAACCATTTGCTGTGATGGTGCATCCATTTGTTGTGCTTGTTGCATCATCTGCTCAATCTGTTGTTTTGCTTCTGGTGGCATTTGTTCTTCTGCCATTTGATTAGCCAAGAACTGTAAATGTTGCATGACATGAGCAATGATTGCAGATTGTAGCTGAGGATTCATTTGTACGCCTTGTGTTAAAAACAAAGTTTTATGAGCCTCTATGTGTGCTTCATGGTTCTGTTGTGCAAAAGCATTGGCAGGAATTCCTTGCAATAAGCCACTGTTTTCTATGCCTGCATCTACTGGCTTAGGCGTTGTGTCTTGTGGTGGCATTAACAAAGATTCGATGTTATCTACGCCTAAAGCTGCGTACATTCTGTAGTAAGCTTCATACAATCCTTGTGGACCGTGAATCTCTGGGTTTGATTGAACCATTGCCAGTAACTCTTGAGCTAAAACAACACGCTGACTCATGGAGAAAATGTTTGGGTCTGATACAGGAATAATATCTACCTTTCTATCAAAATCTTCTAACTTAATTTCTCTTGATCCACTTCCTGTCTCGTAAGGATATACAGGCGGTAAGAATTCACCAAAGACTCTGGCTAAGATTTTAAATTCGCTTTTTTGTGAATAGTGCAATCTTTTATGAATCGCACTCATAACTTTTGTTCCCTTTTCTAATAAGGCTACTGTTGTTCCAACTGGCATAGCTGCGTTTGAGTCACCAATATTCATATCTGCTATAGAAGCAAATCTTTGACCGCTTTGAACCAATAGTCCTAACAGACTAAATAAAACAGAACTTGGTTCTTTGTATGGCAGTGGCATGAGAGAATCTCTCAAGGCTCCACCCGGAGCATCCACATCTCTAAATTCGCCCGGTTGTAATGGAGATGCTTCATCTCTAATTCTTATACCACGAGCTTTAAAGCCTGCTGGTAAATTAGATAATGTTCCTGCATCAATCAATTGTCTCAAAATAGACGTGGTGGCTTTTGATAGACCGCCAATCATGTGTGATAACCCTAAGCCGTAGAAGCCAAGACCCGGTAAGAACTTATACTGAACAAAATAATTAATTTTGTTTCTGATAGGGTCTTCTGGTTCGTAGTTTCTTCTAATAGATAAAACAGTTTGAGATGACTCATCTATGGTAATAATGTATGGAAGCTTTAGTCCAGTTGGTTCGCCATCCTCGTCTAAATCTTCAAATCCTTCAATGTCTTCAACTGTATGAATTTCATACAATTTTCTTTGCTCATCGTTGCCGTATTCTGGCTCCATGCCTTGTATTTTGTCAATTTCTTCTGATACTGTATCTCTAATTTCTACATCGTTTCCTGTTAGTTCAGTGTCCATGTAGAATCCAGAGAGCTGTAATTTTCTTACCTCATTGCTACTCATAGACACTATATGCGTTACTCTTTCTGCACTTAGAAGATCGGTAGCCTCATAAGGAACCAATAAATCTTCGGCAGGAATAAACTTGGATACAGGTCTTCTTTTAGACGCATCGTAATAAACTTTCTTAAACGCACTTCCTGATAACGGTAGATAGAACAACAATTGATCTAATTCAGGGTCGTATTCTGGCATCTCGTTCATGATGTAGTAATTCATAAACTCAGAAACTCTTTCAGCCTGCATCTCTGTGTTAGCATTTCTTTGACCAATAATTTGTGTCTTGACTGGTCCTTGTGCTGGGAGAAGTTCTTTGTAGGCTTGAGCTTGGAACTGAGTAACAGATTCAGCTAATATAGGGTGAATAACGCCACTTGAGCCTTCAAATGGTTGGCTTCTTTGTTCGTCAAATCTCATGCCAAGATATTTAAGACCGTCTGTATAGGTCTTCATCCATTCTTTTCTGGACTCCTTGTCGCTGTCTACATCACTAATTAATTTTTTAGAAATAGAACCTAAAACATAATCGTCAAGGTATTCAGCCAAGTTAGCCTCAAACGGAACTTGTTCTTCCTCTTCCACTTGTGCTTCATCAATAATGATTTCATCATCTTTAATGGTTACTTCTAAAGACTCCATAAGCTGATCTTCAAAGGTAGGAGCCTCAGCTTCTATCTCAATTGACTTACCTTGATCAATGATGTCTGGGTTTTCTTCTGTGCCTAATCTTCTTTCTATTGCCATAGTGGTTTATTATATATTTAAAAGTTAAAAATGTTTAATGTAATACTCTTTTATGTTTCTCAGTTTGTACTAAATCGGTTAATTCGCCTTCAATAATGTATCCATCTACCTCAGCGATTAACTCAGCAGTTTCTAAGTTTTCTGCGTGTATCTTTGGTCCATCAAAAGACTGACCGTCATGGTAAAAAG